CTGTAAAGAGGATATGTCTTTGGAATAACATTCTTCGTTTCACCAATCTCACAAAAGATTTCCTGTGCTTTCAAAAACTCCTCTTTAGTAATTATTCCCTCATGCCTACCTTCCACGATAAACTGCTCTTCTTTCGGTACTGATGCAGTATGCTTGCATCCAACACCAATTCCTTGCCTTTTATGACCTACAATAGCGCCATAATACATTTCCTGCTTCAATATCGTTCGGAGATTGGCATGTGTCCAGCAAGCTTTATCAGAAGAATTAATAAACTTCTTTGTACCTGGATGCTTACGTCTGTAATATTGCCCCGGAGTTTCAACACCACATTCATTCAGTGTCCTTGCCATATCAATCAGACGCATCTTGGCAATAGCCATATCAAATATCTCTCTGACAACTGCTGCAGCCTCTGGATCAATAATCAGCTTATGCTTGTCCTTCGAGTCCTTCATCAGGCCATAAGGCACATGTCCACCAAGATATTTTCCCTGCTTCATCTTCTGGTACTTTGCAGTCTTAACTTTCACAGACAAGTCCTTGCTGTAGTAATCATAGACAATATTCTTCATGACCACATCAAGTCCGCCTGTAGTTCCTTTATAATCAGCACTGTCATAATGGTCATTGATGGAAATAAACCTCACACCCATAAAAGGAAAGATTCCTTCCAGATAATCACCCAGTTCGATATAATCTCTGCCAAATCGTGAGAAGTCCTTTACAATAACACAGTTAATCTCACCTTTTTTTATTTTCTCCAGCAGTCGCTCAAAGGAAGGCCTCTTAAAATTAGTGCCAGAATAACCATCATCAAAAAACTCATACTGCATTGAATCCTTAAGTTCTACACTATCATTAATGAAATTCTGAATCAGTGCCTTCTGATGAGATATACTCTCACTCTCAGATTTATTCTCTTTTTTCATCAGATCCTGATCAGCCTGTGACAGACGAATATATTTACCAATGACCCACTTACTCATGTTCTCCCCCTGCCATTTCAGCAATTATCAGATTGAAAATATATCTCTGGTCTTTGAAGTTCAGTTCCACCTCTACACGATTATCCTCAAATATCTTTACGGAACTGACCAGGTGTTTCACCAACTCAGAATCAATCTCCGTAATATTCTCTGCCTTATGAATTGCTGCAAACCATTCGTTACTCAACGACAAAACATCGTCGAGTTGTGCTTTCTTTGCCTTCTCATCAGTAAGTTTCTTTTCAATCCCAGCAGCTTCATCATCATATTTCTTTTTTGCAAACTGGTATTCCGTTTCATCAAGAATACCCTCTGCAAAACTCTCAAACAATGCCTCTCTCCTACCATTAAGCTTTTTCAATTCCTGTGACAGATAATTTATCCGACCAACGTATATATCAATCAGATTCTTTTCTTTCTCAGATCCACGCATCTGCCTGATAAGCTGCTCCTGTTTCAAGGCAAACTCTACCTGACCCTTATTGCCCGCCAATACTGCTTCTGCCACAAGCGGATATCTTATGGAATGTCTGGAGCATCTGCTGTAACCACTGTCCAGATAACCACCACAAACATAAACTGCATGATTCTGGTCTATCGGATATCTTTTATCCGTAGGCTTTACAAATCTCATTCTCTTGCCGCAATCACCACAATAAATCTTTCCTTTAAAATGATTTGTAACAAGTTCTCTAAGCGGAGCATTCTCATTCATTTTTTTCTGAAACTTCTTTGCTCTGTCAGCAAACATCTTCTGAACCTTGTCAAATAATTCCTGACTGATAATCGGCTCATGAGCATTAGGTACATATCTCCATTCCTCTTCCGGTGTGCGATGCATTTTGATTCCTTCGTACAGTGACTTAGGGATCCTGCCATAAACAATACAACCGGTGTAGGTAGGATTTTTCAAAATATCAATGATAGTACGTCCAAACCATACCGTATTTTTATATCTCTCTGCTCTCCAGATACCAAGGTCAACCTTACGTCTGGCAGGTGTTACCGCTCCCATAGCATTAAGTCTCTTGCAGATTTCATTATGCGAAACACCCTCCGCCTTCCATTCAAAAATCATTCTTACATATGGAGCAGTTTCCTGATCCACTTCATATCTGTATGCCACTTGCTTTGATTTCACATACCCATAAGGAGCAAATGCCGGAAGGAACTCCCCCTTCTCCTGTCTTGCCCTGAATGATGTGATAATCTTTCTGGAAATATCCTTTGCATACACATCATTAATCATATTTTTGAGTGGTATCATCAGTGCACCTTCGGCATCATCACAGGTCAGACTGTCATATCCATCTGTAATGGAAATAAATCTGATACCCATAAATGGAAAAATCTTTTCCAGATACTCACCAGTTTCAATATAATCTCTGCCAAAGCGGCTTAAGTCTTTTACAAGAACACATTTCACTTTACCGCTTCTGATATCATCCATCATTCTCTTGAACTCAGGACGGTCAAAGTTGGTACCTTTTTCACCATTATCCTCATAGATTCCGTAAAGTTTCAGATCTGCATGCTCTGTCAGATATGCTTTACAAAAGCTAATCTGATTGGCAATGGAATCGCCATCATCATCCTTACCGCTATTCTCAATAGATAAGCGGACATATATTGCCGTGGAAAAATAATTGCTTGTCTGTACCGGCGTTTCAATTACGGCACCAGTATTCTTTCTGCTTTTTCTTGCCATGTCGCACCTCCTACACCGCCATCTGTGATTTAATACCGTCAGGAATATTGGAAACAGCTACTATCAGCTTATCCCAGTTATCGTGATATCTGAACACTACGTGAATACTCTTGCCTTCCAGAATCTCAATATGGTCTATCAGATCCACAATAACATTTCTTGTCACTTCTGTAATATTCTGGTGCTGCTTAAACACTTCCATCCATGACAGCTGCTCTCTGTTATTATTTACCATCTGCTCACGTTCCGCTTCAATGGCAGCAATAGCCTGTTCCGCTTCCTGTATTTTCATCGCATAGCTTTTCTTAAACAGGAAATATTCATCCTGTCCAATCATACCTTCCTGCAGGTTCTCATACAGTTTCATTTTGAAGGTCTTGTTACGCTCAATCTCTTCTTTCAACTTCACGATCTGAGCATCATAGTTAAAAACATTCTGCTGATTCTCAGGCAAAGACTTCACCAGTTCAAGCAGCTGCTCTGCCTCCAAAATCATATCTATATGATTTTTAATAGCATTCAGCACACTGGCCATCAAAGTATCTTCATCAATGCTATGTGTGCTGCAGCCCTTTTTTGCCTTACGTGTAGAACAGATAAAATAAGTATATTCCTTATTCCCTGCCACATAATGCTTGCGAACCATGTTCTGTCCACAGTCAGCACATTTTAGATATCCGGAGAATGGATAGACTATTTCCTCTGCAGGAGCAATGCGGATATCCTTCTGCATGATTCTCTGCACTGTTTCAAAATTTCCTTTTGTAACAATAGCCGGATGTGAATCTTCCACACGAATCCATTCCTCTTCATCCTTAGGCATAACCTTTTTCACTTTATAGTTTGGTGTACCGCTCTTACCCTGAATAAGAACACCGGTATAAATTTCATTGGTCAGAATTCTTGTAACCGACACCGGTGACCACATAGCCTTCTTATGCACTCTGAAATTCGTCTGCACCTTCATGCCAAGAGAAATCTTATATTCCATAGGACACAGAACGCCCTGCCTATTCAGCTTATCCGCTATACGTCCCTGGCTCATTCCCTCAAGCTTCCACTTAAAGATTGCTCTAACTACCTCAGATGCAAAAGTATCGACAACCAACTTATTGTGATCCTCTTCATCCTTCAAATATCCATACACAGCAAAAGCGCCAATAAACTGTCCCTTTTTCCTTTTAATCTCTAGCTGAGATCTGATTTTTACAGAAATATCCTTACAGTAGGCATCGTTAATCAGATTCTTAAATGGAATAATAAGAGAATCTGACTGGTTCTTATCCAGGCTGTCATAACTGTCATTGATTGCAATAAAACGCACTCCCATAAAAGGAAATACCCTCTCAATGTAGTTACCAGCCTCAATATAATTTCTTCCAAAACGGGAAAGGTCTTTGACCACCACGCAGTTCACTTTTCCAGAACGGATTTCATCCATCATCTCCTGGAATGCTGGTCTGTCAAAGTTGACACCGGAATATCCGTCATCGGTTTTCTCTGAAACCACATGAATCTCCGGATGATTTGATAAAAAGTCCCTGATCAGGGCTTTCTGATTAGTGATACTGTCCCTTTCAAGCTTATCACCATCATCACGTGACAGTCTTGCATAAATACAAGCGTTGTAAATTTTACTACTCATAACCTTAAATCTCCTTCCTGAAATGCTCAGCAAGAAGCAAGGCTTCTCAGCACATAGTGCCTATAGATTTGACCAAGTTCATCTTAACACACTGAGCACCGATACTTCCATGACATCTGAAATATGGCAGAATCACAGATTTCTCAGATAACTCTCCACACAATCTTCCAAAGTCACATCCGTATCCAAAAAAGAAGTTTTTACAACAGCATCACCACATCTGAAGCAGTATGGATTCTTTATCTGCTCCACAAAGCTTCTCACTCTCTCTTCAAGTGGTAATGATCTGTCTATTTTCACATTCTTGATATCAACAAGCGTATCTCTATCTACGGTTCTAATATCTACTGCCTTCATTTCTTCAACTGTCATCATGGCAATTCCATCCTTCCTGAGAAGACTTCTTCCCAAGTCACAGGCAAAGAAAAATAATCAAATTTTAACTTCAAACAAAAAAAACCTACAGATACCCGAAATTAATCAGATACCCGTAGGTTCAATAACGATTCGTTATTCAGTTATACTCTGGAAGCAAAATCCAAACTAATCCATCCAGCCCCGGACTTCAGTTTTCCCCATCCTTTCGCAGCACCCTTACCATTTTTCACTTCTACAATAGTAAACACGCCAACTCCGGTAAACTTCCCGGTCTTCGCTGTATCCGTTCCCGCGCCTTTCCTGATATTCAGATCCGGAACACTAACCTTCACTGTAAATGGACAGTCCGTACTGCTCATTCCGCCTGCCGCCCCCGACATTACTGCCGGATATATCTGCTTTCCATTCCAGTCATAAACTTTATAGCCCGGATGCTTGTCAGCCATCGCCTTCGCATTATCAAATATGAAATACGCACCAAGCTGTGAAGCCGCATCTCCCCAGTTCTTCCTTACTCTGTAATACTTGATCACATCCGAAGTCTCACCGGTCACATCGTACTGCGTCAGTTTCCATTTCTCTATAATACTGCTGAGCTTTTCCACATAAGTAAGACTGGTAGCATAACCACCGTCCTTAATGATCTGCACTGCTTTCTTATAATCTGAGCATCCTTTCAGCCCGTCATATCGGAACTTCTCTCCATTCTTAGCGCCGAGCAGATAAGCACTGTGATCCGCAATGGAATCCTCTACATTCGCATATTTTCTGAATTCCGCTGTGACTGTCACATAGCTTCCATCTGCCTTCTGCTCCTGTGTCTTCTTTTTATAAATGCTTACACCATCCCAGACCGAACCACTCCAGGTATTACCGGAAAGTGACTTCTTCATTCCAAAACAGTTATTGGCTCCCAATGCAAGCTCACTCTTTCCATAACCGCTCTCCAGAATAAACTGAGCCATAGACACTGAAGCAAGAATCCCTGATTTTTTCTGATCTGCGGTAAACAGAGGGCCAACCTTTGCAAGCACCTGTTCTTCTGTCAGCCCCTGAAATTCCCCTGCCTGCATCCCTGATGGAATCACTTCCACATTTCCGCTGCTAAGTCTTGAAGTAACCTTCGCAGCCAGATCTCCCAGTCTCGCATAAAGCCAGTCTCCAGGACAGCTCTTATTCGCAAACCACCGGTGTACGGTAATGAGCATTTCATCCGCCTTCGGCTGATAATTCAGAGACTTATTTTTATCACCAAACCAGAGTAGTTTTTTCTTTCCATTTCTTCTGCAGATATCCTCACACAGATCGACCAGACGCTCATAAACCACCTGATGCATAACATACGGTTCCGCCTTGTCAGAAGCACACTCAATCGTCACTGCCCTCTGATCATTCGCATTACTGGACGTACACCAGGAGCGATTCTTCTCTTCCACATACAATCCGATCCGGCCATTCTTATCAATTCCATAATTCGAAGAAGCCTTGGTAGAAGATTTATGAAACCAGTCCCCCAGACCTTCTGCTGTACACTGACCTACTACACAGTGCGGTGATATTCTGTCAATCTGCTCCGTTCTCAGTCCGGAATGGTTCGGACTGAGCAACGTATACGCCACCAAAGAACTATTACTGTATCCCATAATCATTCACCTTCTTCCTCATCCTCTGATACATCATCCGAGTCTCCCTCACTTTTGTCATGCAGCTGTTCCAGCACATCCTTCATCTTCTGCGGGATCGGCAGCCCCAGATGCCCTGCATTCTCCAACAGGCTCACGCCCTCATTGGAAATATAGAAAAAGATCACCGCTGTCCTCAGCACGGATCCGTTCCCGATCACAGCCACATCCAGAATGTTTGCCATTCCCACCAGCAGAAAAATCAGCACTTTCCTGCAGATCCCCCGGAATCCCACCTCACTGGAAAGCGTATGGTCCGCAAAAGCACACATCACCCCGGTCAGGTAATCGATCACCACAAAAGCGATCAGGGCATACAGAAGTCCGTCACAGCCTCGCATAAACCAGCCCAGCCATCCGCCTACAGCCATAAAAACCATCTGAATAAAGTTCCAAAATTCCTTCATGCCAGAATCCTCCTCCCATGAAAAAAGCAGCCCCCATTTCTGAGAACTGCCGTAAATAAGTTTTCTATCTTCATGCCCTGCGGCAGAAAGACCTACATTGTTTCCTCCGTCAGCGTATACGTGATCTTCATCGTCTTGTCCGTATTCTTCACCACCGCTGATGAAAGATTATTAATACTTGCCAGATAAGGCGTCAGAAGGTAAGCACACCTATGCTCCTTCCCGTAACTGCCGCCCCACATAAACACAAAGTTCTTATACTGGAACAAAGGCGTTGCCATAGCTTCAAACCTTGCACTCCCCTGTGTCTTAATCCCCCTGTCATCCGCCGTGATCTGGAAATCCCCTGCCACGATCATGTCCCCAAGAAGTGTCATATACACCTCACAGGAGCCGGCCTCCCCAAGAGATTTCAGCTTGGAAGTAAAGCCAAGCGGGATCAGCGTCACATCCGCTGAATTGGCAGTATTGATCTTATAAACTCCTTTTTTGTCATAAGAAGGCACATACAGATACCCCTTCCTCACACAGCATTTTACATTCCGCTCCGGATAGGAACCATCCTTTGCCCTTGTGCCCACTTCCGACAGCTTCGCCTTGGACAGTGTCCAGCTTCCCTCCGTAAAGGAATAATCCTTTTTGGAGATCCGGATCCACACCATCTTCGCATCCCCGGAAGAATTCGGCTCATTGGAAAATCCATACCAGTATCCGTCATGCCCGTCCATAAATTCCCCATACTTTGTATAATCCCCCAGGAACGTAAAACTTTCCGTTGTCAGTGTCTGCTCTTCCAGTACGGTATAAGTGGTATCGTCCAGCTTCTCATTCAGCCCAATGTTAAACACCGGGATCCGGATCTTCGTAATGGTCACACTGGAAGTCCCAAAGGTGATGGAATACAGCAGGTTCTTTTCAAAATCCAGCTCCACTGCCTCAAACAGTGTCATCTGCTTTGTCTTCGGGATATCCCCGATATCCACCTTTTTCAGAAGCAGAAATGTGCTGGCATCCCCTGCCGCACTGCCAAAAGCATTCTGCCCGCCCAGGGCACTGGTCAGTGCCACCGCTGCAATATTTCCATTCCCCTGGCTGGGAGTAAACTCCCACACAAACTTATATCCATTATCCAGCTTCTTGCTCTCCGTCTGATTCAGGCTTCCTCTCGCTACATCAGAACCAGAATTTACATTGTTGGAAGCATAAGCCACCGGCAGGTTCTTCCCCTGCTCGTAAATATGTTCCGCCTTTTCTTCCAGCACTGCCGGAAACAGCAGGATCCCGCCGATCATGTTCGGGCAGATGGGAAGCAGCGTCCCGTTCCACAAAACAGAATTGTCATACTCCCCGCTGGCTTTCAGATAAATCCCCATGGGATTCAGCCCCAGAATATTATTCACTGCCTCCGTGATCATGTTCGTCTCCTGAACTGTCTCCACCGCACCCGTATTCGTATCGGTCAGTTCAATGACCATTTCACCTTTCAACTTCATCACACACCCTCCATTTCTACCGGCCTGCAGAAACCGCTGATTCCCGCTCTCTCAGCAAAATACACTTCAAATCCTCTGTTCACTGTCTCCTTCATCTGCATGGACAGCGATTCCCGGAAACCATTCACATCCAGTCCTCCGCCAATGGCAAATCTCGTGGTATAATCTTCCACCTCAAGCTTTCCGTCCCAGGCCTCCCCCACCCGCCATTGCCTGTCCGCTGACAGAAGCAATGCAGTCTCCCACATCAACCGTCCCACTGCCATTCTCCATCCAGAGATACATATTGAACGTATTCGTATAATTGGCAACGATCTTCTCAATAGGATAATACAGCGACAAAATATGTTTCCCGGAATGCCAGGTCTCCACCGGACAATGCTCCACAATCTCCTCATTGTTAAATTCAAAGACCACATGGCAGACCGCCTGTCCGCCCCCCTGCCACTTCACCGGCAGGCTCACATCCACAGAAACCTCCGAACCATTCCCTGATCCAGATCCGGAATCTGATCCACCAGAGACATCATCCGTACTTCCTGTATTCTCATTCCCGGAAGTATTTCCAGCCACATCATTTTCAGAACTTCCTGCATCCGATGTCTCCCCGGTTCCATCAGAACCACCCGTACCACTTCCACTTCCAGTTCCACTGCCGCTTCCGCCCGGAAAGGGAATCACCACAGTCCCGGAAGCCTCCGCAGACTGTTCCACAGGATCCGCAGCCACATCCACAACAACCTGTGCAAAAAACTGCATATGGTTTTCCTCAGAAGAAGCAAACTGGATACTGACCAGCTTCACCCTGGTCTGCCCGATCTCATGCCCGGAAGCATTGGTAAACGTATGGATCCCGATCTTCCCCGTCTTCGCATTATCCTCAATCTGGTTCAGCAGCCCCGAAATATTCTTGTCATTCCTTGACTTTGCCTGAGCCAGCCTCGGGTTCTTCCCCACACATTTCAGGCTCTGCTTTCCCCCGATCTTCTGCCTGATGGAAGTGACACAGGTGATCTGTCCCTCATCTGCCTGTCCTCCCGCAAACGTCAGCACATCCCCCGGATCCAGGGCAGGGTTCCCGATGGTATCCGAATCAAACGGTACATACCGGATCACGGACAGATCTGCCAGGATATTCCTGCACAGCATCTCCCTGGTCTCTTCCAGACCAAACTGCAGAAGCGGGTTCACTCCCAGGTTCATGGTCAGCCCGTTATCCGGATCCAGGGCATAATACTCCGCAATCTGCGTCTGCTTATTCGTAGAACTCACTGCCGTGTACCTGGTAATAAAATCCGAAAAGCTGGAAGAAAACCGGTGTCTCTGCTCCACCTTCATCACAGGATCCTTCCCGTACTTTCTCAGTTCCAGCTTCCCCTCCCTATTGATAATAAAGAAACCTCCCAGAACCTGTGCCACATAAAACAGCACATCCCGGCAGGTCTCAATATCATTTTCAGTATAAACAGAAAGCGTCACCCCGCCATTCGGCATGGCATCAATCTCCGCCCTCTTATTCGCAAACTCCACCTTGCATCTCTTACAGCACAGAGCAATAAAATCATAAGCAATCCCCACAGTCTCAAACCCGTTGAAACTCTTATCAAACCGCAGCATAAAATCATAGGCTTTCAGTTCCAGGCACTTTGCCAGCCGGTTTGCCTCACTGACCTCAAAAACTCCCATCGGCACATCTTCCACAGAACCATCCGCCAGCACCAGATGAAACACCAGCGTCACCTGAGCATCCTCCAGCGTGTACCTGTCAATATCACTCAGAAGCGTGATCCCCATCTCCGCCGCATACACCGTCCCCAGTTCAATCTCCGTACTTCCGCAGCACTGCCTGGAAATATACCCGGAACCCTTCACGATCTCCTTCGCCCCGAACTCATACGTCATTCCGCCCTTGGTAACGATCGTACCCGTCCAGAAATATTTCCTTGTATTACTCCTGACAGCCCTCAGAAAAGCATCCGACACAGGATACATCCCGCCACCTCC